TTAAGTTTCTTAGGCAATAGTGTACCAACCCTTGGTCTTGGGGTTGTCGCCGGCAGCGGGAGTCACCTTGACATAACCTACGCCGTCTTTGGCATAATAGGTCGTACCCGACTGAACGGTAGTGTCGGTAGTCGCAGTAGCGGTCTTACCGAGGGCAAGGTGAATGTCCTTGGTCTCATCGGTGAGGGCGGTGAGATAATACTTGCGAGAGAAGATCGTGTTGAGACGGGTGTTAGCCGCAGTCTCGGAACGAGCGTTCTTCGTCACCTGTTCGATCTCAGTACCCTTCTTGTTGAAGATGGTGACGGCTTCTTTGGTCGCCATATAGATGTCACCGGAAACCGCATCCTTCTTGGTGTAGAGATTTACACCGCCGACCGTGCCGACATAGCCATTCTTAGCGAACGCTTCGACATATTTCAGATCGTCTTTGAGAGACTTTCTGATCGCAGCCATATCACCGGCACAGACGAAAGCGAAAATGGAAACGCCTTCGAGGTTTTCGAGATTGAGCATGGACTGAGCATCCACGAACGCCGCAAAATCGAAAGCGGTGACGGGCAGGATGCGAGTCGCCTTAGCGAACTCGGCATAGATGTCGCCGTTGACGGTGTTGAACATATCAGTACCCATGTGGCGAGTACCGACAGGAACGAGCATAGGATCGGTCATAGCCTGTTCATCGTAGTATTCAAACCTGTTCTGAGCAAGCAGGATTTCATACTCCTTCTGATCGTAGCCGACCTCGATAGACTGAGTATTACCCTTTCCCATCGTGAGCTTCTGCGTACCGTTGGTCGCAGAGTAGACATTGATCTTGCGCTTCATACCCGCAGTACCAACGAGAGTGTTGTCCACGGTGCAGAACTTCTGCAAGTCAAGGTGAGAATTGAACTGATCTTCAACCTCATTGGAGAGGTAGAAGTTATCATAGATCGTATGTGCCATTATTCATTACCTCCGTATAGTTTTTTGTATTCTTCGGGATTTTTGATAGAGTAGTCGTACCTATCCTGCGGCGACATCTTACGGAGTTTTTCGAGGGTCATTGTCCCACCGTCACCGTTGCCACCCGCAGGGGGAGTAGGCGTTTTCCCCATCAGTTGAGCCTTATAAGCCTTGTCGTGGCTTTCGAGGAACTTCTTTTGATTGGCAAAAACCTTGGCGGTATCACCGTCAGCCATTGCCTGTGCGGTCTCTGTGGCGAGAGCTTCGTCATAGCCGAGAGCGAGGTACTGTGCCTTATGCCCGGAAACGAGTTTTTCCTTTTCCATCTCCTCAACCTTCTTACGAAGAGTAGTCAGTTCTTCCTCGTTTGCCTGTTTCTTCTTATCCTCTTCGGACAGAAGAGCATTGTGCTTTTTCTTCCACTCGGCGGCTTCACTATTCGCCTTGCTCACCGCATTTTTGTAGCGTTCGAGTTCGGCAGCGTTGTCCTCATACTCGACTGCTTCAAGAGCGGCGATTTTCTGTTCCGGGGTCATATCCGCATAACCCGCAATTTTGCTTGTGTCGATCTTTGCCATAAAAATTACCTCCTGCGTTTAACAAGGCTGTTCACTCAGCACTATTTTCTGTTTAATAGGGTTGTCTCCCTTTTGCGTTTTGTAGGTGTTCACTCACCTATATCAAGCCTTGCGGCTCATATACAAGAAAAGGGACTACGAGCGTATTGCTCATAGTCCCTGTTGACTGTCTCCCTCTACCCGGTTATAGAGGTCTTATTCCTCACTCGCCGTTCGATTTCCACGATGACGAGTTTATTATTCTCTTTTTTGATTTCTGCGGAATTACCTCGCCGGATGATCCGTAGGATAAGTTCGATCACTTCCGGGGTGAAGGTTGCTTTTTCGGTTTCTCCCATAGACTCACCCTTTCTCGTCTGCACCGGCAATTTGGATGCGGGTCACTCGGAACGGAATTGATTTCGTAAATCTTACCGTCTCTGCCGTGGCAGACCGTACAGGTCTTTTCATCCTTTTCGGCAACCCATTTCACCCATTCCTCTTCATCATCAATGTATGCTTGCATTACCGCTTCGTCTGTCACACGGTCGGCATAGATCCGGCACATATAGGACATAGACCGCAGAGCCGCATCTATTTCTTTCGCCTTGGTGTCACTTGCGATAATGGCTTCAATCAGCCGAGCGCACTTTCTGTCCTCTTCGTGAGAGAACACATACTTGCTGACGGGATCGTAAGAGTTGAGAAGATTATCGACCCATTGCTCTTCGAGACTGCGGTACGCTCTCTTGCGTAAGTTATCGGCGTACACTCTATTCGCAAGTTTCAGAAATGACTTACGGACGATTACTCCGGTTTCCCGGTAAAGCGTGTTGACCTCTTGCAGAACATTGAGTTCATCGAAAGAGATCAAACTTTTCAGACGAGAGTACCGTTCAATCAGTTGCTTGTCGATATAGGCAATAACCTTATCCGTGTACTCATAGTCCATTACTCTTCCTCCGCAGGACTACCGTCCTCCTCGGCGTTGCCTTTTGCCTTATCGGTCTCAATCTTGGAGAACTCTTCAAGTTCCTTTTGCGCTTCTGCTTTACGCTCTTCGGCGTATTCCTTGCTCTGCGTATAGGCGAGGTCGGGATCTACGAAGAGACCGCAATGCTCAAACGCCAACCGAGGATGAATTTTATCATTAGCAAGCAGGGTGGTAAGCACCTGCGCCTTGGCTTGAATGTTCTCGTAATTGCGGCGAGTGAAACGAATTTCGATAGAAGAGAGCCGAAGTTTCATATCCCGGTAGGTATTGATAATTTCAATAACCATACGGAGAAATCTCTTTTCGGACATCTTGAACATGAGTTCGGTGTCCTTTGCTCTCGCTTCTGCATCACTCCAACCGTCACGCATGATGACCGCAGAGCCGGTATCACTTGTGGAACTGCCGCCGTTTCTATTCGGCATACCGACAATGACGAGAATTGTCTGATACATATAATCCACAAGAGTTTGGGTCTGTGTTTGATTGAGTTCCTGCGTAAGATAATAGGCATCTCCATCAACAGGAACTTTCAGACCGCCATTCTCTTTCAGAGCCTTATATTCGTCCGACTCAATGTCTACACCCTTCAAAATCAAGAGCGACTGAATGAACTGTTCCACACCGTCAAGCCGGTTAGAAGAAACATTATTCAGAGCATCGAGAAGCGGCAAGACAATCTCGAACGCACCGAGACGAGCAGAGTTCGCCGGATATTCGATAATCGGAATATCACCATAAATATGATCTTCGCTCTTGGTGAAAATGTCGGGCGAGGGAGAAATCTGCTCCAAATCGAGAACACCATCATAGGTGATCTCATAGTAATGATTCTTGGTATAGACCGAGTAAATAGTCGTACCGTCCTCACGAGTGACATAACGAACTCCCAACATAGGCTTGCTGCCGAGTCCACTATGATAGACAACGAAAGCGTTGCGAGGGTCGAGAGTGTAAATCTCGAAGGGAGCTTCGTCCTCTTCGCTGAGAGGGTCGGGAAGCACCATTCGGAACGCCGTACCGCAGATAGTAAACCAATCGGCAAGTTCTTTATCCTTCGCCGCCTTATCTTCCGCAAAGACAAACTCGTTAAGAGTATTGATTGCTTCGGAAAGAGCGGGATCATCACCATTACCACGGCTTACATATTGCACCGGCTCACCCATAAGATAGCCGACCTTGAAAGACACGATCTCATTTGCACGGTTTTCAACTACTTTATTGCAAATCTCTTCCCGGAACTCTTTTGTCCGTTTAAGAATAGGCTGATTACCCTTGTAGTAGTCGTAAAGGTACTGAATTTCCGTGCGATTCTTGTTATGAACTGCCATTGCACGGGCAAGGACAGTAAGGACATTTTCATCGTTGATTTCATCAAAATCCGTGAAAATGATTTGTCTGCCGTGTAAGTCCAAAATCAGCACCTCCCTTTTAACCTATTATTTCATACTCTATTATAGCACAATTCTCTAATGCTTGTCAATATAAAAATGCAAAATAAACCATTGGAGAATGTAACATTTTTTCAAAATGTTCGCTTGAACACCTCAGCACGGGCAGAAGGACGGCGCACCATATCTATCGCCATAGCAAGACTATCGGGAGCATCGTCATTTTTGTTCTTGGCGAAC